CTCCAACTGTTCAAATGATGGGGACTGTTACTTGTGCCGCTGGCAACGCAAATGTTACGGGTTCGACTACAAAGTTTACCTCACAAGTAAATGCCGGTGATATTATTAAAATTACCGTTTCTGGTGGTAGTGAAGAACATAGAGTTAATGCCGTTTCTAGTGCCACAGCACTTACTCTTCATTCAGTACTATCCAATGCCGCCTCTTCTGGAACTTATTCCAGAAAATGGGAATATGCAAATCATTTTGATTATGAACCCACACACACTTCTTTTGCTGAAAGAAATACAGCAACACAAGATATGATACATGTTGTTGTAGCAGATGAAGATGGTGATTGGACGGGTACTAAAGGCGCAGTTCTAGAAGCATATACAGGACTTTCACTCGCAAATAACGCAACAGGAGAAGATGGTTCTGCCTTATATTACAAAAATGCCATTAATAGAAAATCCAAATATGTGTGGTGGGGTACACATGAAGCCGGTACTCACGGTGGAGCAAATACATCATTAGGAACTACTGCATGGGGTGCCACTGTTACATCCGGTACAAAATATCACGCAAATGGTTCAGTAATAACAAATAGTCTTTCTAACGGAAGTGCCGGTTCGACCTGTACAGACGCAAATATTGTTACAGCTTACGATAAATTTCGTAATGCCGATGAAATTGATGTAGCTCTCTTAATGACAGGGGACGCATCTAATACAGTCGCAAAATATTGTATAGATAATATTAGTTCAGCCCGTAAAGATTGTATCGCATTTATTTCACCTGAACAAGGCAACGTAGTAGATAATTCGGGTTCAGAAGTAGATGATGTAGTAGCCCGAAGAAATGAGATGGGAAGTTCATCTTACGCTGTTATGGACGGTGGTTATAAGTATATGTACGACAAATATAATTCAGTATATCGTTACGTTCCTTTGAATGGAGATATTGCTGGTTTATGTGCAAGAAGTGATACCGACCGCGATCCATGGTATTCACCCGGTGGATTTAATCGTGGAGGTATTAAAGGGGCAACCAAACTTTCATGGAACCCTCGTCAAGCTGAAAGGGATGATCTATATAAAAATGGTGTAAATCCTATTGTAACCTTTACAGGAGGTCTTGGAACAATATTGTTTGGAGACAAAACACTATTAGCACGACCAAGTGCATTTGATAGAATTAATGTAAGACGATTATTCATTGTTCTAGAAAAAGCTATCGCAAACGCAGCAAAATTCTCATTGTTCGAATTTAATGATGACTTTACACGTTCTCAATTTGTTTCTTTAGTTGAACCATTTTTGAGAGATGTACAAGGCAGAAATGGTATTTTTGATTTTAAAGTTGTCTGTGATACTTCAAATAATACAGGCGAAGTAATTGACAGAAATGAATTTAGGGCTGATATCTATGTGAAACCTAATCGTTCAATTAACTTCATACAGCTGAATTTTGTAGCTGTTCGGTCTGGAGTAGAATTTTCTGAAATTGTCGGACAGTTTTAGTATAAATAATTAAAAAGTCTAACTGAACAACGTTTAAGGAGTAATAAAAAATGGCTTTTAATTTAACAAGCTTTAAGTCAAACATGTCTGCTGATGGCGCACGTGCATCACTATTTGAAGTGGCATTGGCAAAACCGAGTGGTATCGAGGCTGGTGCGGTTACCGATTTTAATTTTAAGATTAGAGGCGCATCTATACCAGGGGCAACAATTGGTGCAATAGATGTACCGTATATGGGAAGAATTTTAAAGTTTGCCGGAAATCGAACATATGCAGATTGGACGACAACAATCATTAATGATGAAGATTTTGCTGTTAGACAATTCATTGAAAAATGGATGGCAGGTATAGCTTCTCACCCAGGAAATGTAAGAACAGCACAGGCAGTTAGCCCAGCCGGTTATACAGCAGATTTGAAAGTGAAACAATTGGGCAAAGCTGGTAGCAGTAATGCATTAAGAACATATACATTTGAAGATGCATTTCCCACAGACTTAGCAGAAATTCCATTAGATTGGGGAGATACCGATACTATTGAAGAATTTACAGTTACTTGGTCTTACCAGTTCTGGACAGCAGCATAAAGGAGAACTTTAATGGCATTTAATGTATCTAAATTTAGATCAGAATTTAAATTTGACGGCGCCCGTGCTAATTTATTTGAGGTTTCTTTTACGGTTCCTACAATCGAGTCTTCAGAAAGCTACAAGTTGATGGTTAGAGGAGCCTCTCTTCCAGGTAAAACTATAGGGGCAATTAATACTCCATATTTTGGAAACCAATGGAAAGCCGCGGGAAATTTAACATTCCCCGATTGGACAATTACAATTATCAATAAAGAGAATTTTGGAGTTAGAGAAGATTTTGAACTGTGGATGGAGCAACTTAATAGCGCACGAACAAATGTGCGTCCCATATCAAATTATAGAACAGCGTTACATGTAAAACAATTTGGAAAAGCGGCGTCAGATGCTACGGGTACAGGCGCGGCAGCAATTGCTAATTATCGATTTGAAGGGGCATTTCCCACAGACTTGTCAGAAATTTCTCTAGATTGGGGCACAACTGATGCTATCGAAGAATTTACAGTTACTTTTTCTTATGATTGGTGGAGCGTGAATTACGGGGCTCCATCACCCTCGGTTGTAGCTACAACAGCAGCAGCTCCAGATGGAAAGTCATCTATTGATGGTACTTTCGCATAATATTACATTATTACCAACCTAAAAATCACATCCTTTGAAATCGGGGTATTTTTATAGAATATCCCGACATTTTTTTATGACTTCCAAATTTCAAAATATTAATAACTATAAATATAATAAAATAATAGTAAACCCCTCCCTAGGACTTTTTACATGGCTATAGAATTATTTGGTTTCCAAATAGGAAAAACAAACAAAGAAGTACAAAATAAGTCATTTGCATTACCAGAAGTTGATGACGGTGCTACAGTAGTTGAAGGTGGTGGAGTTTTTGGTCAATATGTTGATCTTGAAGGCACTGCCAGAAGTGAAGTAGAATTGATTAACCGATATAGAGAAATGACATTACAATATGAAGTTGACGCTGCAGTGGATGATATTGTCAACGAATCTATCATTACTTCCCGCGGAGATGAGCCCGTTTCTATCAACCTTGATAAATTGCAGGTTACCGATAATATTAAAGCGCGCATTAGAAACGAATTTAAAGAAATTACAAGGTTATTAGACTTTGGCTCACAAGCTTATGATATTTTCAAGCGTTGGTATATCGATGGTAGATTATATTATCATATTATTATTGATGAAAAGAATGTAAAAACGGGAATTCAGGAATTAAGAGCATTAGATCCACGAAAGATTAAAAAAATTAGAGAATTAAAAAGAGATGCTCCAGGATTGATGATATCCCCATCTACAGAAAAATCATTCACAAAAAAATATGAAGAATATTTTATTTACAATGATAAAGGTATAGATGGTTCAAGTTATGCTGCCCCTACTCAGACGGGCATAAAAATTGCTACTGATGCAATTTGTTATACTCATTCTGGATTAATGGATGCTCAAAGAAAAAGAGTATTATCATATTTACATAAGGCAGTTAAACCACTTAATCAGTTAAAAATGATTGAAGATTCTTTGGTTATATATCGCCTAGCCAGAGCTCCAGAACGAAGAATATTTTATATTGATGTTGGAAATCTCCCCAAATTGAAAGCTGAACAATATCTCCGTGATATTATGGTACGTTATAAAAATAAAATGGTTTATGATGCTTCAACTGGGGAAGTTAGAGATGATAGAAAACATATGAGTATGTTGGAAGATTATTGGCTTCCTCGGCGTGAAGGTGGACGGGGTACAGAAATTACAACACTTCCGGGTGGGCAAAACCTTGGAGAAATTGAAGATATTTTATATTTTCAGAAAAAACTTTACAGATCACTTAATGTTCCTATTTCTCGATTAGAACCAGAAACGGGTTTTAATCTCGGAAGAGCCTCAGAAATTACAAGAGACGAATTAAAATTTGCTCGTTTTGTTGATAGGCTGCGTCACCGTTTTGTACACTTTTTTAGTCGATTGCTTGAAACTCAATTATCCCTTAAAGGTATAATGAACAAGGAAGATTGGAATCAGATACGCCAGTTTGTAAATTATGATTTCTTAGAAGATTCCCATTTTGAAGAATTGAAAAAATCTGAGATTATGCAAGATCGCATGAACGTTCTCAGAGATATATCAGAATATGCTGGTAAATATTATTCTCATAATTGGATTAGAAAGAATGTTTTACATCAAGCTGAAGATGAAATTGAGGAAATCGATAATGAAATTACAGGTGAAAAGGGAGACTCGCGATAT